CCCATTTGGCGACTGGAAGCTCCGCTTTCAGCGATTCCAGAGCCTCTTTTGACCAAAAAGCGGGCCATAAAGGCGTCCCAGAGGGCATAATTGCCGGAAAATCAATGATTTCCCACTGATCCACGCCTTCTTTTCCTGCGTTTTTCAGTATTTGGCCTGTTAAATCCCTCTTAGACCACCGAGTCATCACAATAATGATGGCCCCGCCCGGCTGGAGACGCTGCCGAGGCCCAGATGTAAACCATTCATAGACATTGTCAAACACAGCAGGGTTCCCCTGCTTGGCTTCCTGCTCAGAATGGGGGTCATCAATGATCAAAAGATCCGCACCCTTACCCGTAACGGCTCCGCCTACACCAATCGCAAAATAATCACCGCCTGCGTCAGTGTTCCACCGGCCTGCGGCCTTCGAATCACTCGAAAGCACCGTATCAAACACCTTCCTGTACTCCTCAGACGATACAAGATTCCTCACCTTACGTCCAAACCCCACCGCAAGCTCTGCGGTGTGAGCAGTCTGAATGATCTTCTTCTCAGGGTACTTACCCAGAAACCAGCTCGGCAGTAAATAACTGGCAAACTCCGACTTGGTATGCCTTGGGGGCATGTTGATGATCAGGCGTTTAAGGTCGCCTCTAGCGACCCTTTCAAAAGCATCTGCCATGATCGCATGGTGCTTGCCAGAGATAAATATAGGCCACATCTGCTTGGCAAAGAATACAAAAGACTCCTTGCACCTCTCAACCCTGTCCATCTCAAGCAACAACTTCACCTTGGCTCGTTCTGCGGGAGGTGCAGTGTCGGCCAATTGGATGTAGCCCTCAATCTCTTTGCGGGTCAATAAACTCATAACAAAGCCACTTCCTTAACAGACCTGTCCACCAACTTGATTGAATGAAACTTATAAGGCCGGATCGTCAAATGACCATCCTCCTTTAAACGATGCACGATGCGGTGAACGTTCGACTTGGACTTTAACCCCAAACCCTTGGCAATCACCTCATAAGACGGCGGCACACCATGCAACCTAATGTAGGCCCTGATGAACTCCAGTACTAATTGACGATGCTTGGTCATATCATGAGTTTAAACGCAAATAAGAACGTTCGTACATGTTTAAACAAAAATATATATAGGGTGGGGGGTTTGCATTTGGAATGAAGGGGTGGGGGTGTCTGAAATGTTTGTAATCGTTAGTGTGGAATCGAGCGTAATAGACGGGGGGGTGGTAAGCAGCCAGCATGGGAGGTGCGGGTGCGGTGGGGCTACGCTCTCAGCCGTTTAAACAAGGGTGGCGTCCTCAGCCGATGACCGTGCCCCCTTGAGCATACGTAAGTGGCTTGCGAGTTCCCTCTTTAATTGGTCAGCCGTCACTGGTGTTTTATCGATGACCTCTGTTGGTGTAAACAGGCCACAGGCTTTGCCCATTAATTCCAGTGCTCTTAGTTGGTTGCTTGGTTGCTCGCTTTTACTCAGTGCCAACAACCCCTTAAGCACATACCTTTTAGATGCCACAAGGTCATCTACCAAGTGCTCAATGGTTTCCTGCCAAGCCTCTTTGAGTACCACTTGAACCCTTGGATCTTTCATTAGCTTATTAGCTGATGCGCTGATGCTTGCATCGCTACCCGATGCGTTGCCGAATGCTTGCCTGTAGCTTTGCCGTAGGCTTTGCCCTCTGATAACCCCTGCACAAAACCGTTGCTGATTCAACGTCAAGGGTGCGCTTCTTTTATGTTCCCCTGCTACTGGTAGACCATCAACCCTTGTCCTAGGCTTGGGTGCATTCTTTACCAGTGCTTGGGCAGTCCGTTCCGCTTCGCTCTCGGGATCTGCGCTCCGATCCTCCCACTGTTTCTCAGCTTCCATCAGTGCCGACTTATACTCAGCCTTGCTAGTTCGTCCCATGATCACCGCCTCCATTTTGTGACTGACCAGTCTACATTGTAAACACATAGCCCAAATTATAGACTGTTCGTATAAAAGATGTCCACAGGTTATTATCCACAGGTTATACATATCCACAGCAGACCGAAAGTTATCCACATTTTTTATGGTCAAAACAGGGGTAGTTATCCACAAAATCAGGGTTTACCCTTTGGCCTCTAGAATCGATTTTAAGACCCCTACAAGCCTCCGTTTTTCAAAGTGGCTACCCTGCCCTCAACCCCCTCAAAAAAAACGCACCTAGACGTTTTGTTGTTTTCAAACCACAGGCAAAAACAGGTCATTTTTAGCCCCTTGGCACGTAATGTGCTACGCATGCGCACGCCTGATTCTTATATTTGATGACCGTATAAAAGGCCAAATACAATAACCCTACAAATTAGTCAAGCATATATCAGGGGGCTTGCGCTTTTAATATCAATCTGTTCAAATCGGGGTTCTACCACTTTTGGTAGGCAACAAAAGGTTCAATATGATCAATGGATATACCCCTCGCCAGTATGCGTATGCACTGGCAATTGACGGCCTGTCAGAGGCCTTTAATAGTCGCTTTGGCGAACTTGAAAACTTGCCCCGTGCTGAGGTTGAAAAGGTTCGTCTTGCCATCATCAAGCTGAAAGCTGAGTTGGCCGAAAAGGGCAAGCTTGACGTGTCTTAAATTTTGACTGTGATGCCTTGCGAGTCAGGGCATTGCAGTAGGAATTTTCCTACTTTTTTGGAGATCTAAAAATGACCCTTGCTTCTATTCATGCCAACCGTGAGGATTGGCTCAATTCCGCAGTCGAGGAACTGCGTCCCTCATTCTCTGCCAACGGCTATACCCTGCCCGAGGCCATCAGGGTTTCATGTGCCCTGCCATCGAACGCCAAGCGTTCGGGTGCTATTGGCGAATGCTGGGCTGACACACAGTCAGGCGACAACCATTATGAGGTGTTCATTTCCCCTACATTGGCCGAGCCGTCCCGTGTTTTTGACGTGCTGATCCATGAACTCTGTCACACCGCCCGAGGATGTATGAATCACGGGATCAACTTCCAACGCTTGGCCTCGGCCATGCTCTTAGTCCCTGCGGTGTCCTCATTCAAAGCCACAGTGCAAGCCCCCACATTTCAGTCTGCCTACGGGTTAATCATCGAGGGCTTGGGTGTCTACCCTCATGCACCCCTTGACCTCTCAGTGCGTAAGACGCAGGGCACACGCATGCTCAAAGCATTCTGCCCCTCATGTGGCTACACCATCCGACTCACGGCCAAGTGGGCTTATGACGCACACGGTGACGTGTGCCTCCCAACGTGCCCATGTGGCGATGACTTCACTCTGTAAGGACTAAGACCATGAACATCAAAGACATTTCCCTGCAAATTTCCCGTATCCCCTCAGCCACTGTGCTTGGTGCTTATGACAAGTTTGTCGAGTCAGGCACTGTTGTGACCAAGCAACAGGCCGTCACCGCCCTTGCTGAGGAAGTGATGGCAGGAAACATTGTGACTGATGACATTAAAAACGCCCCCCTGTGGGTGCAACGTGCCCCCGTCACTACCTCCACAATTGACCAAGCCATTGTGCAAGCCACTGCCAATGTCGCATCCCGTGCGGAGGCCAACGCCCTCAGTGCCTTGAATCGAATCGAGGACATGGATCAACGAGTGCACCACATGGACGACTCACTGACTGACCTCACTCAGGCGATCGACAAGCTTTCCCGTCAGGCCAATGCCAACCTCGATACCTCGGTGATCCACACGCAAGTGACCAAGGCAATTGCCGATGCGTTTAAACCCTTTGCTGAGGCAGTGACTGCGTCAGGTGCTCAGGCGGTGATCGGCAACATGGTATCGGTGACCAAGATCGATTGCCTCCCCTGCGTTGACGTGTTCGGTGTGGACGTGCGAGACATGAAGGGCAACCCCATGTTTGTGGACATCTACAACGCCCCCAACGCACCCAAAATTGACCCTGACTTTGTTTGGACTGATGGCATTCTGCGTCACCTGTTGTTGTCTCAGCGTACAGGCGAGAACACATTTTTTGGCGGTGAAAAGGGCACGGGTAAGTCACAGACTGCGGAGCAGTTCTCTGCCCGTACAGGCCGTCCCTACCTGCGCTATAACTTCCACGCACAAACAACCGCTGATGACTATGCAGGTGCACCTGCCTTGGAGGACGGTAACAGTGTGTTTAAACGTGGTGATTTCCTGCAAGCTTATGTGTCCCCTGCCACTGTGATCCTGCTCGATGAGATCAGCTTTGCCAAGGCAGGAAACCTTGCAACCCTTAACGGGTTCTTAGAGGCCAACGCCAAGGTGTCCTACGGGGGCATGACCCACACCAAGGGCGAGGGCGTGATGATTTTCGGTGCTGACAATACCCTCGGCAATGGAGATGAGTCAGGACGCTACTCAGGCACAACCCCCATGAACTCGGCAACCCTTGACCGCTTTTCTCGCCTAGTCACTTTCAAGTTCATGCCCTTGAACGTGGAAGCCGAGGCCGTGGTCAACCGCACCAAGTGTGCCCCTGCCTTGGCCGAGCACGTGCTGAAAGCGATCCATGTTGCCCGTGCCAAGGCACACACAGGTGACATTGTCGAAGCCCCCTCGATCCGCTCTGTGATGGCATTCATTCGAGCCGTCTCGGTGATGTCAGTCGAGGAAGCTTGGAGCACAACGATCGCATCACGTCAGCCCTCCGAGTCAGCCCCTGTGCTCGAAGCCATCCGTATGTCGCACATCAACGAGCGACTGATCCACTCTTTAATCTAAGGCGTTTAAACATGAAAACAAAATATTTTGGTTATGAGTTCCGCCCTGCGGTGACTCTGTTCGCTCACAAAATCTGTGAGTCACTGGGTCTTGACCCTGTGGAGATCGAGTGGTCAGAGTACACACAGACCGCCTGTATCAATCAGCACACCATGGTCTTGGCCAACGTGCGTGATGACGCAGTGCTGACCCTCGGTGATCTGCAACGGTACACAGGTTTTGTTGTGCATGAGTTGTTGCACCGCAAATACACCACATTCGGTGTGAACCACAGGGATCAATACGTGCGAACCCTGCACAATGCCATCGAGGACGCATGGATCGAGCACAAGGCGATCCAATCAAACCTGACAGGCAACATTGGAGAACTGCTTGGCTCTCTCATCGACAACATGACAACCGAAGGCTTGGCACAGGTCAGCGATTGGTCAAACCCTGAGCAGTACCCCTACGTCCTCGCAGTGTATGCCCGTCCTCACGCCAAGATCAAAGTGCCTATGGCCGAGGGTCTAGCCCCGATCTTTGAAGAGGCGACTAGACGCACACACCTGTGCAAATCATCTAAGGACACATTAGCCGTGGCGGTGTGGGTGTATGCCCAACTGAGCAACCTCCCAACCGAGCAACCCGAACCCGTCCAACCCGAGGGCGATGAACAGGGCGAAGGCGATGACGCTATCCAAGGCGATGGCGGTATCAAGGCCGAAGGCGAGGGCGAAGGTGAAGGTGAAGGTGATGGTCAGGGCGATGGTCAGGGCGAGGGTGAAGAGGGAGAAGGCGATGCCCCTACAACGGGCGGTAGTGGCTCTCCAAGCCCCGATCAGACTCAGGGTCAGGGGAAGGTAGCGACTGCCCCTCAGCGAGGCACTGAGGCCATGGAAGTTGAACCAACCAACAAAGCCCCTGAGAACGCTCACTCACACGGTTCTTTCAGCCAAGCATCAGCCATGCAGAAGAACGCATACCACGTCACAACCCGTAAACGTTTTAAATTGGGAGCATGAGCATGACAACCGCAAAATTACGCTATGAAGTAAAACGCCTGTTCGAGAACACCGCTTGCGAGTCCTTTGAGCGCAACCTTAAGAATGGCCGTTTAAACGTGAGGGCACTGACCCGTCACACGATCTCTGACCGCCTGTTTCAAAAGCGTTATGAAACCGAGGGTGTGGACTCAGCAGTCACGATCGTGCTCGACTGCTCAGGCTCGATGTATGACACGTTCAAAATGAAGGACGGCACAGTCACATGCCGTATGGCTCAGGCCGTCAAGGTGTGCTCTGCCCTGTTGCAGACCCTGAGTTCTGCTCAAGTGGCAACCTCAGTTGTGACGTATGACGATCACACCTCGGTGCTCAAACCTTGGCACATGAACTACCGCAAGGTATTGCCCATGCTCGAATGCATGGGGGGCGAGCAAGGCTCGAATGACTACCACGCAGTCATGACCGCCCATCAGATGTTGTATGCCCGTCCTGAGCAACGCAAGGTGTGTTTTGTGCTGACAGATGGCATGGGTAACTTCATGGCAACCCGTGAGCAAGTGCAGTCAGGTGCACGTCTCGGTGTGACAACGATCGGGATCGGGATCAACGAAGACGTGTCCTCTGTCTACCCTAACTCGGTGCGTGTAAACGCCATAGAGGACTTGGGGACTATGACATTCGGCAAACTCAAAATGGCAGTCTGACGGGGGCAACCCCCGATGACCGTAGTAGAAGATAAACGTTTAAACAAGGAGAGAAACCATGACCAAGATTGAAAGATTTTTACCCATCACAGTCGCCATGTGCGCTATGGCAGGGGTGTTTGTTGGGTTTAACGGGGACGGGCAATTGCACAAGCTTTTGCTCATTGTCTCAGGGGCAGTGATTGGGTTTTTGATTGACTATATTTTTACTGGAGAATGAATATGAACGGATTAGACGCACATTATTCTGCCCTGTGGGTAGAGAACGAACGCAGGGAGGCCGAGGGTGCACCCACGGCCAAATTCACCGTCACAGTGGCCGTGGAGGGCTTTGTGCAGATAGATGTTGAGGCCACAAGCCGATCCAAGGCCGTGGATCAGGCTTTGGAAATTTTCAACGATAGCAACATCAACATTGTTGTGACCGACAAATCAATAACGGACGTGGAGAAGTGGACATGAAAAAATACAAAGTATGGGCAAAACAAATCACGTACCACTACGCTTTTATCGAGGCCGAAGATGATGAGGAAGCATTCGACAAGGCTCTCGCTATGGACGGGTCAGATTTTATTGATGGCAATCATATTGACTGGGACATTTACAGTACAGAGGAGGTGACCAATGACTGACCGAGAACGGGTGATCTACCTCACGACCGCACTTAAAAATCTAGCCGAGTCAGCCGATCGATACATCGATGACGGCTCTTGGATCGAGCACGTGCACCTTGACGTGCAGTTTGCAAAAGATGTTTTGAAAGCAATACGTTTAAACAAAGAAGGAGAGAAATGATGTTGGAAATTATCAAAACCAATGACGGCTACATGGTGCAAAGCACCGATGGCGACTACGTTTGCGATGCCAATGGTGACAACCTATTTGACACCTTAGTGGAGGCGAACGCAGTCTTTTGGGGCTTGCCTATACCCCCCGAAGCTGAGATTCAATCAGCCAAGGCTCACAAGGCATTCTATGCATGGGAAGACGACCGCTATGGCAATGATTCCCACTTATCCGATGATCACCGCATGGTGTGGGTTGAAGGCTACCTCCAAGCTTTGAAGGACGCAAAATGAACTTCACCCCTTGGCAAAAGTTGGAGCGTGTTGTGCTTCTGATCGCTTGTATTGTTTTAATGCTTGACCTGTTCTACTGGAGGCCATGATGTTTAAACAAATAACACCGCAATCTAAATACGAAATCCATTGTTACGAATCAAATACCGATGCAGAGGGAGGCATTGAAACAGGATTTTGCGTGTACGTCCGAAATTACGAATCGGATACAGAGGGTGATTGGGATGAGGTTTACTGCGAGAATTTTAAAACAAAAGAAGAGGTTCATACGGCTATTGCTGAACTGTTAATCCTCTACCCAAATGCAAAAATTATATTTTATTAAGGAGATACTTGAATGTTTAAACACATAACACCGCACCCTTGGACTGTTGGCAGACGGGGCATTCAAACTAGCAGTTCCGTTTGGGGCTATGAAAATGACTACGGCATTCCACTGGTTGCCGAGTGCCATAGCAAGGACACCCCCACGGCCACTCAGAGGGCTAACGCCCGACTGATAGCGATCGCCCCTCAGATGTACGAGATCATTCAGAAGATGCATACCGAGGACGCACAGGCTTTGGTGCGCTACATGGAGTCGGGTGATGGTGAAGGTTAAGGCCATCACCGACCATCGACCCACATTCCTTAAAACCGTTTACAAATATGACAATCTGATTGAACTTATGAACCATGAACGCTTTATCAATGTGGGTGAGAAGTACATCAAGTATTCGCCCGAGGCTTGGAAGGTTTACAAGATGGACAAAAGTCGTGTCCCTCGCTACTGTGGATCTTACGAGACAATCACACGTGCTATCTTTTATGCACGTTTAAACAGATGACGCTGTCGCTGCTGGCTGCTGTTGATGTTTAAACAGGGGGCTTTATGCCCCCTTTTTCATAACATTAAATCATCAATCAAGGTAATGAACATTGGGGTTCTTTCCCCGACATAAGCCCCGATGATGTTGAACTCATAGAACTCTGTGGCCGTGTCCCGATCCATGCCATCCCTCTCGCATAGGACATCGATGATCTTGGATATGTCATAGACCACCACCTCACTCATGCCGATGCGCTCACCAACTCCAACGATTGCCGCATCAAACTCAGGCTCTGACAGGAACAGTAACTCCCCATCCCCGTATTGATTCAGATGTTCACGTATGTTTAAACGTCCCTCGTGCACCCCAGCGGGCGTTTCAGGAGTGTTTAAACGCTCTGAGCTACCCAGCTCACCAGATGAGCTACCTGCAATCTGGCTACTGTTTAAACGATTAGAAGGCATCTAGATTCTCCGAGTAAGTACCTGCGGTTTTGTTGTAAAGCATTGTTGTTTCTCCTTGTTGACCGACCCATCGATAGCGACATTTCCACACTGCGATTTCAACGTGGTTGTCTTTTCTGTGTACGGTGATACCGCAGTCGGTCTTTGCCCACCAAGCCATCGACCCTGCGATGGACATGCCGTCAGGGCGGGGCTGATCAGTGCCTGATCTGCTTATCTTAGAGGGGTGAGCAACAAACCACGTATGAATGTCGTGTGCCTTGTTGAACTTCTGAACCTTGGTCAGCATGTCGCTGATCACCAAAGTCTCTGTGCTCTCATCTCTAGGCAGTTCAATGTAGTTATAAGGGTCAATGACCAAGCCTTTGACACCCATTCTTTTGATAGCCGCACGTGCCCGTGCGAGTATGGAGTCTAAAGTGCTTGGCTCGTCACCTTGTGTATCGATGAACAAGAAATGATCCTGTACGAATTTAAACGCTATGTTCTTATCGGACTCTGACATTTTGTCTTTGCCATCAAAGAACCTGCGCTTGGTGTAGATCTCCATCAAGCGACTGATATGGATCTCAGGCTGATTCTCAAAGGAGCAGATCGCAAACTTCCAGCCCTGCGATTTTGCGAGGTTGACCATGATCTGATCCACAAAGTTGGACTTACCCGAGGACGGGTAACCAGTGACCACCGTCAACTGACTAGGTGCGACCGTGTAAATCTCATCGACCGATTGATAGCCCGTTGAAAACCCTTTTCCTGTGCCCTTTGCATACAAGTCGTTTAAACGATCTGCGTATGTCTGGGCATCGTTCACGCCAGAGATCGGGTAAGGTCTGGCTGAGTCAATGACGTCCATCACCTCAGTCCGTGTGGGGTCGTCAAGGTGTACCTCGTTTAAATCCTTCTTAGAAAAGCTGGC